TATTTTTTTCTTTAAATGTTTTTAGCATTTTAAACATGTCAGCAACAGGAACAGATAATCCATACTGTCTAACAAACAGATTAGAAAAAAATTTAGATGATACTACATGTACATCTGCTTTGTTAGGATCACGTATAACCTTACAATTAAATTTTTCTTTTAACAAATCTACTTTTTGTCTAGGTAAATCTAATTTAGGAAATCTATATATTTTTTTATCTTGTAATGTAAATGTTTCTTTTTTAATTTCAGGTAAACCTACACTTATTAAATCTTGTTTATTTAAATACCAAGAATTACTTGTGTGTATTTGTTTATCTTCAGTTTTTTTCCAACTTATTGAATCTGCTTTAATTTGTTTATTTAAATTAACAGAATTATCGTCACTAAGTTCAAAAGTAAAATTAAATATATCTTTCATTATTTTACTATTTTAAATATTGTTGATATTCTTTTTTTACAGCTACTTTAAATGTATAAAGATCTCTGTTGTGTATGCTAATCTCATTTCTTACAATAGGCTCTAAATATTTAAAAGTTGTTTTACATAACTTTTTGTTTTCTTCCAACCAAAGTATCATTTCTTGTGCACTTTTTCTCCCAAACTCTTTAAAACGTGAGATATTTAGCCAGTATTGCAAATCTTTATCCCTACTATCAGCATATGTTATATTATCACAATCTTGAGCAAATTGCCACAGTAAATGATAATTTGTTTTATAATCTATAGTAGGTATAATTTTAAGAGCTAAAGCTCTATCATCACCATAAGCATCTAATTGTGATTTTAAATCATTAAAAAGTTCTTCATCTAAAATCATTTTAGTTGCAGAAGTATGAAGCACTGTTTCACAATCAACAACACTTACATTTGTGGTTTCAATTATATGAGCTAAATTAATAGCCATCCCGGTTAACATCCAAGAATCATATAAACTATCTTCCATAACTAAATCATAATATCTTACACTATTTAAAAGTTTAGGGGTTACAATAACCTCTAAACCTGAATTGTGTATTGCTATTTCTTTAGGGTGTGTTGCATCAGTCCTACCTTTTGTTGTTTCATAATTCCACAACTTGTTCATCATTGATGTAGAAGGTATGTTTTCTGCGTTTTCTAATTTATAACCTTCTATATCTTCATGACCTATTATTAAATCTGCTAGTGTGTAATCATTTGTAATAGATATACTATGTTCTTTAAGAGCTGCTTTTATTCTATCTTGAGATACATTACATTTAGGTAATATAAAAGCTTTTTTTTTGGTTATAAAAGTATGTTCACTTTCTGTTGGTACTGTTAGTATAGTGTTTATTTTCTCATATGTAGTTCTATCTTGAGTACATAATACTTTGCTTACATCACTTGAACCAGACAGGACACCGTAAATAGTGTCCTGTTCTAATCCAAAATAAACTAAAGCATCAGTATCAAAATCTTGATATACTGATTTATTTGCCATTTTATTTCATTGTCATTTTAATGATAGATGGATTCATCATCATTTTATTAAACTTTTGTTTATTACCACTAAAAAGTGATCTTACTATTAAATACTTAAGGTCATTAGTAAAATATTCTTTAGTACATAAAGATATAAGCCTATCTGTAATTTTTTGACTTATTGTGTTTTCTTTAGAATATACTACTGAAAAATTAGCTAAACGTGTTGCTAATGTAGCAGCAATATCTGCACGGTAAGTATCATCTTCACCAATACATCCACGTAATTCACCTAAAATATAAGATTCATTTTCATGAGTCAATAAATCTTTAGGTGTAACAAGCTTATCTAATTTATTATTAATAAATGTAGTAAACATAGAAGCAAATGCATCTCCAACAGAACCTTCACCAATCATTTGTATTAAACTTAAATTATCTTCAAAACTATCAAAACTAGAAATTGAATTAAAAAAAGTTGTAATTGATCTTGCGTTAGTTTCTTGCGTTACTAATTCTGGGTGAAGTAACAGAAAGTTAATACATCTAGTATCAATTCCTGCACCTTCTGCCCACTCGGCCCATACATTAACATCAAACTTGAGGTTTGCGGTTACATATCTAGTCTTCTGTGCTGAATCTACACTGTTAACCATATAATCTCCGTTATCAGGGTTTGCTGTTAACATAATATGCCAATCTTTTGGTAATGTCCATGAAATATAAGTTTGACGGTCAATTAATTCCATAACTGCTTGAATAAATCTAGTATCTGCACGATTCCAGTCATCTAGTAATAAAATACCACCTTCTTTTGCATCTGCTATCCATTCAGGAGCACAATATGACATTCTATTTTTACCTGTCATTTTGTATCCTGTCTTAAGATATTCTTGCACTGCAAGTTCATCAACCCAAGTACCAACTTTTTTAGTTAAAGTTGTTGGCATATTTGCTAAATCAATTGATGCAGCAGCTCTTTGTGCCGCAGTATAATTTATATCTGCAATTGCTTTTTTTGGATTAGCTATCTTTTTTTCTTTATACATTTGAAATTGTCTAACAGGAAAACCTACTAAATCACCTAACTCTTCTATTTGTGCAAGATTTAATTTAACAAATTTTAATTTGTTTTCTTCAGCCAACTCTACTATGGTGGAAGTTTTTCCAATACCTGATTCTCCTACAACTTCTATAGATACAGGACTTTTACCATTTTCCTGTAGATATCTGTTATTTTTAATAATATGATTTACAAAACCTTTTAACTCTGTTACATTTAAATTTACTTGTGCCATTTTTTCTATTAATTTAGTTTTATTACTTGTCCTGGTAATTCATCATTCATATCTGATACGCTGCTTAGCACCCACAAGGTGTTATTTGGACAGTTATCAGGATTATATGCTTCACCATCTGTTAGATATATAAGTGCCGTGTATGACCCTTTTTCATTATAGTGGTCTATAACAGGTTGAAACGATGTTCCACCTCTACCATGTATTTCCCAATCTTTTTTAGGATTGAATTCTTCTACTGTTCTTAAACTAGTATCACATTGTGCAACAGTAATTTTATGACCTGTTTTACTCATGTGAGCTAATTCACTAAAAAATTCATTTAACTCTTCATTGTTTACTGATCCACTTGTGTCAACACCAACAAGAATATGATTCTTAAACTTGATTTTTAAACCAGGACTACCAGAATAACGTTTGTTATACTTACGTCTTAATTTTTTAGTGTAAACAATACTAGAATTACCAACAAATCTTTTTAAATAACCTTTCCAATCAAATTTAGCCGGTTCTATGTGAAATAATCTTTCAATTAAATCTTTAAATTCACCAGGTATACTTCCTTGTTTTTTAACAGTTGTTTCAGCAGCATCTTTTAACTGATGCTCTACTTGTTTTTGCAATAATTTTTTATCTGGTTCAGACAAATCATCAAATTCATTCCACGTACTGTGACAATACTCTGATTCACCGTCCATTTTATCCATTAAATCATCTAATGCAGGACATGTTCCATCTTCTTGTGCTTGTTCCAAAAGTTTATAATATTCTTTTGTACCTGCCTTTTTAGGAAGATTTAATTCAGGAAAACTAGATAATAATAATCCTCCTTCTGGTAACTTGCTGATGTTTATGTACTGATTAATCTCCAAATCCGCAGCTATGTTAAACAACTTATGATCAGAATACAAATCTCTCATTATTAAATGACCAAAAGCAATATGCAAAAGCTCATGCTTTATTAATCCAACACGATGTGGTTTAGTTAAGTTTTCATAAAACTCAGGGTTTATAGTCAATTGCATACCAATACCGTGCTTACTAACTCCTGCTGTAGGAATTTGATCAGTAAACTTCTTATTAATACCAATTAGAAAAAGCCCATAAAAGGGCTCTGTTAAAATTAATTCTTTAGTTGTTTTAGCAACTAAATCTTGTATGTTATCCATAATATTATACTTTCATTATTTCATATAGTATATCCACATATATTGTTTTGCTACTATTTTTTTTTATATAATTAAATAAATTAATACCTATTAAAACTTTATTATCATGGTTAATGCCTAATGAACTGCCTGTTAAAAATCTTTTTCTTTTATCTAATGATAAAGACTTAACTAACAAACGATCAATTATTTTTTTATCATTAAATTCTAAGTTATTTAAATTAGAAATTGCAACTGCATAGTCTTCATCAGAACCATTTAATAAGTCTTTTAATGCAAAAAACTGATTAAATGTAATATTAACCATCTTTTAATATTTGTATCCACACACCTGGTTTTTCCTTATCATATGTGTATTGTTCAAATGCTGGTATAATAAATTCAGCATTATCATCTTCAATCCAACCATATTTAACCATGTCATCTTGCACTGTTTGTGCAGGATTTAAATAATCAAACTTATGGCGGCTACCTCTAACAAATTCAAAAGATATTTTTACTGGAAGTTTATGATTTTTTAATTCTTCTTTAAACTCTTCAGTATATTTAGCATAAATATCTTTAGTTGCTTTTCTGTAATTCATAACAGCTTTACTAGCAATAAAGTATTTACCTGTCCATCTTCTTCCATTTTTACTAGAAGGTACATTTCCTGGTATCCACCATTTTTTATTTCCCATATTATTATTTTCTAAATTATCCATCCAAGCCCATTCTTTACCGTAGTTCATAATTATTTAGATAACGTTTGTTTAAGTAATGGCTTTAAGATTGCGTGTACTTCATTTAATCCATAGTTTTTTATAGCATCAGATATATCTTTAGACATAGATAATACACAACCGTGTAAACCATATAAATTCTTATATTTTTCTATAGCTTCTAAACCTGCTTGATCATTATCAAAAAGAGTTATTACTTTTTTGTATTTTTTTTTAAGATGTTCTATAATATGAGGTTTAATTATAGTGTTTTCACTGTCTGGTGCTAACACTTCTACATTATAACCCATTCCTTTTAAACATAAAGCGTCTTTTAAAGAAGAACATATGACTAAGTAAGGTTTATTAAACTTAAGCTGATCTATGCCTTGCAAATAAGATTTAGCTTTATAAAATTTATATTTTTTACTAAAAGGTTGATATATTTTATATACTTCACCATTCTTATCAAAGTATCCATAACACCATTTGCTACCACATCTTAAATTTTCTACTTTATTAGAATTTTCCTTAACTAAAGTATAATATTCAATAGGCCTTACATTAAATTCATCCAATATAGTTTTACCAATTCTAAAAGACAACCAATATTTTTTGTCTGTTATAGTCCAACTTCTTTCTTTAATATAATTTATTACCCATTTTGATTCAGGTTTAAAATCTATTTTTTGAACACCGTTAGTTTTTACAAACATATTATAATCTTTAACTATTTTTCTGCTTGCTTCTGGATATTCTATATTAAATATTGATTTAACTAAATCTACTTTATTACCATTCTTTCCTGTTGAAAAGTCTTTAAACTTATACTGCATAATAGTTTCATTAACATATATACAAAAACTTGGAGTTTTATCATTAGGATTAAATATAGATTTAATTTTAATGTTTTGTCCAGTAAGTTGTTCAGGAAGATTTAAATAATATTGAAATACCCATGTGCTTGGTATATTGCGTTCATCTAGTACTATATTTTTAGTATTAAACATATAAATTAAAGTTATTTAAAAAAAGGCCTAGCATTACACTAAGCCTATTTTTTTAATTAAAATTCTTATAATTCAAAATCATCACCTGCTGTAGAAGCTGGTTCAAAACCTGATGTTGGTAATACATCTTTTTTAACTAATGCTCTGTAGTGATTCTTATCACTAGTATTATAAGTAATTAATCTAGAATTTTCTACATCTAATGCTTCAATAGGGACACCTGCTTTACTTAATTTTGGTAAATACAAGTCATTATTTATATAACCTTCTTTGTTTTCCCATTCACGGGTTCCAAAACACATATTCAAATATGTTGGTCCTGATAAAACAGTATTGCATTTGCTCATAAAATCTTCAATTGTATTTGCTTGAATAGCATCTAATTCTTTTCTTTTATCTAATTGTTCTGATAAAAAAATCATTGCTTTCATTACTTCAGTATCTCTACTAATTTCACTACCGTTAGGTAATATGGCATCTTTATATGGGTATGGTGCAAATCTAATTCTTCCTACTTGACCTTTATAACGCGGTCCACTTGGATTATTTGCATCTTCTAAAAAACCTTGAAACTCCCCTTCCATAGGTTCTGATTCTACATGTAACATAATATTAAATGCATCAGCTGCATATGGTGTTACGTCAAATGTAATAGAATTAATTTTTACTACATTGTTTCCTGGTCCAATTACTGGTTTTTCTTTGCCGCTTCCCGCAGACATTCCGCTTGTGTTTAACATAATTTAATTTATTATTAGTTTATTAATTATTCTTCATATTTTTTCATACAGTCTTTTACATACTGCAGGTTGTTTGGGATGAAGAAATCTTCAAACATACCTTGTGGTGATTTACATGTGTTCTCACCATTGTTTTGAGTTTCAAAACCATAACTAAGTTCACCATCATCATTTTTATTTACTTTTCCAAATAATACTATTGAAAATAAGCCTTCCAAAGTTAAAGTATTGTCTATCATTTTACCAATAGTTTTTGCTTTTACTTTTCTATTTCCATTTAAATCAGTTGATTCTTCAGAATGTGTTAAGAAAATTACAGTCAAATCATCTCTTAAATCTTTAGGTAATTTAGCTACCATAGCAAGATTAGATGCAATTTGTGTAAATTTATCATATCCTTTTTCATGTGCTCTATCAAAATATTCAAAAGAACTCATGTATTGCCAATCATCCACTATAATAGTTTTAATATGACCCAATTTGTCATTAACATGATTCATAGCTTTAACAATACCTTGTGCGGTTGATGTAATTGTTAAATTACCTTTTGGATTTTCTTTATTTATCTGTGTATATGAACTTTTCCAACCTTTAAATGGCAAAGGTTTATTTGCTATGTTTATAATAAAAGTTTCATCTGGATTTAAATCTCTTATAGCTGTGGATTTTCCAGTTCCTGAATCTGCTATGACTAATACGCTTTGTGCCATTCTTATTTAATTAATTTAGTTATTACTTTGGTTAGTGTTATTAATGTTTGATTTATTTCTTCTAGTTTATCTACTAAACTTGAAGAAGGTGTTTCATCTGGATCTGTTAGGTTAAACAAATCAGTAGCTTTACTTACTGTTTTATTCAATGGTTCCTTTTGCATTCCTGCTGTAGATAATTTATTTTTATTTCTATTTGTAACATCATTAATAACTTTTAATTCACTTACTGGTATTAAATGTCTTTGAAATCCAGAATTACTTGTTATTAATTCATACTCACTTTTCCAATGAGGATTATATTTTATTAAATACAAAGTTCTTTTTGGATCTTCACTTTCATAATCTATGCTAACAAATTCTGTATAAATATCTTGGTCTTTTTCTAATTCACTAGGAAAAAATGATACATGGAGTTCATCTTTACCGGATGGTCTATAAGCCATCTTAGGTATATATAGTACATTAGTTTTATCTTCTGTTTGAAAATAAAATTCATGTTCTTTTTTTAAATTACTAATTCTTTGTTTTCTTTCTGTTGGTGTTATTGCCATTTCTAATAGTTATTAATTATCTTCTTTGCTGTTGATCTGGTGTTTTCATTTCTTCTATTTGCATTTGCTCAAACTTAGCTTTAAAGAAACTCATTCTAGCATCACCGTTTCTAGCTTTTAAGAAATGTAATACTAATGTTCTATCATTTTCTATAATATACCTATCAGGACCATAAAATTTAATCTTTTGTTTAGCTGGTCTGTTAATACCTATAAGCATATCTGCATGTTGTAGCATTGCATCTGAGCCAAATATATCTGATTCAAGTATATAGTTACCATACTTACCATCTATAGCTCTATCCGGGTTATCTATATTTCTATTAAGCTGTGATAATGCTATAAACAAAACTGGATAATCTCTTTTACACTGTGTAAAGAACTCACCTAATTCAAACATCATATCTAATGTATTATTTTGATATGGAGCTCTTTTAACAAGCATTGTATGATCTAAAGTTACTATAGTTTTTTTACCTTTATGTAAATTCATATACATGTCTATTTGTTCACGCATTTGATTAACAGTTAAAGGTGTACTAATTATATCTACAGGATTTTTTACTCTTTCTTTAGCATATAATAAACATTTGTTTAATATTTCAGGTTGTAATACACTACCCGCACTACACAATTCTTTATATGTTTTACCTGTCATAGAACTAAACTCTCTAATTGCTGAGGTTCTACCCACCATTTCAAATTGAAATTCTAATACTCTAAAGTCATCATGTGGATTAAGTGCAAATGATTCTCTTATAATTTGATCTTTTATTAATGTTTTACCTGATCCAGGTCTACCACCAATTACAGTAAGAGTATTCCATTCTAAACCATCAGTAGCAGCGTCATTAAATTTTGGCCAAGGTGTATAAATTGATTTTTCTTCACCTTTTGATCTTGCATTCATATACTTTAATGCTTCACTAAATGCAGCATGTTGTCCTACCCATGATTTATCAGTTTTACCCATTGTCTATTATATATATTATGCTTTCTACATTATCAATACTTGCTTCACATGATTTCTTATCAGGCACCCATGTACCATCTCTTAGCATTTGAAAATCTTCAAGCACAAGATTTAATTTATTTAATACTTCTGTTACTTCTTTTGCTGTCATACTACTTTTTCTTTAAATGTTTGTTCTTCTGTATCAATACCATCTCTAATCATATCACAGTAATCAGCTAAAGTAGAATGTTTAACTCTATGCTTATCTTGTTTAGATATAAAGTATTGACTAGTCTGCATATACATATACTCTGCATCTCTATATTCATTAACATACATCTTAGTAGCATTCATGACATGTTCCCACTCATACTCATATGTTTCAAAAAACCATCTAAATGATTCTGATAACATTTTTACATTTACTCTAGCAGGTTTACCACTAGGCAATCTTTGATTAGGAAATATTTCCCTAAAAGTGTTTATTTTAGTTGCAAAATCTTTACCCATTAACTGTATATCCGTTTTCTTCTTAGCTTTTATAAAGTAATTATCTAATCTAGACATAATCCCTTTAGCTTTTACAGTTAATTTATATTTACTATTTTCAATTACTAAAAACCCATTAGATACTAAAATGTCTTTATCTAGTTTACTAGTGTTTGGCAATGATACGCCTTGCTTCATCCCAAACAGTATAAGGCTTTGGTTCGGGCTTAACTTTAACTTTAAAATCTTCTGATATAGTTCCCACATAGTTATCTACTTTTTTTTGTAATTGATTTAATATTATAATAAAATTAATATTATTAGTTTCTATTGCATCTTTAACAGTTTTACAAGAATGCATGACTGTAGCATGATTTCTATTAATAGCTTTGCCAATTGCTGTATAAGAATAACCATCAGTATATGCTAAAAAGCTCATTGCTTGAATATATTGAACAAAATCACGTTCTTTTGATCTAGTTTTAAAAGTATATTTACTATATTTAGGATGATGTTCATCTATACATTCTTTAGTAAATTTTTTATATTTGTTTAATGTAATAGTATTATCAGGTCCTAATGATGATATAATATACAATTCAACTCCGTGATCTAATTCAAACTTTCTTTTAAAATTTTTTATTTCTGATTTTTGTATAAGGTTTTGATCTTCAGTCATTTATTTAAATTTAGAGGGGTACAAATATACCCATTATTACCAGTTTATACAAGACTTTTTTTGTTTTTTTAATTCTTTATTAATTCTTTCAAATATTTTATCTGATATCCACTTACCACCTTTATATTGTGCTGCAGCAGGATGAACACATTTTAATATTTTCTGTCTAGGTAATAACAATTGCCAACTTTCTGCTTTCCTACCCATTAATACAAAAACAATGTCTTTATCTAGCTTATTTATTTCAGTAAATATATGTTGAGTAAAAGGTTTCCATAAGCTTTGATGTGATCCTAGTTTATCTATCTCAGTTGTAAGAGCTGTATTAAGTAAAAGCACACCTTGATGAGCCCAACGTCTTAAATCACATTCTTCTTCAGTATAATAAACTCTCCCAGTAACTGTCCAATCACCAATTGTTTCTTTAAGCATAAGCTTAAGATAATTTTCAGCTACGTACAATCCTGAACAACTAAATGCTAATCCATCTGCAACCATATGTCCTGGATAAGGATCTTGACCAACTATAACAACTTTTAAATTATTTAAATTTGTTTCAGTAAAAGCATTAAATACATTTTTATATTTTGGTGTAAATCTTTTACCTTGTTGAACTGAACTAATTAATTTATCAGATATATTTTGATAATGTTTGCTATCTATAAATGGATTAAGAATTTTATCCCATCCGTTTTCTTTAAATTGTATTTTTAATCTTTTATTTATCTCATTTACTTCTGTTTGCATATTTTTATTATCTTTGTTATATAAATATATTTATTATGTCTGATAAAAAAGAACCTGAATTACATTCACAAGTTAC